TAATAATTTATTAAATTTAAGGGCGATAGATGGTGCATTTGTCGGCTCAGTAACTAACGTATCAGTTAAAGAACTAGACCCTAATGACTATTGGAGTTTACAAAATGGTTGGAGTTTAGGAGATGATGAAGCTGTATTTAGTGGTACAGTAAGTGCATATAGAAAATTATATCAAACTAACTTTATAACAATAGGTAAAACCTATCAACTTAGTTTTGAAATTACTTCTATAACTGCTGGTAGTATTGCAAACTTAGAGCCAGGCTCTCCAAGTTTTGATACGGTTGGAGTCAAGACACAAACTTTTGTAGCTACTTTTGATGATTTATATTTAGAGCCTACTACTAATGCTAACTTAACTATAACCAACGTAATAGTCCAAGAAGTAATAGACACCAACAACATTCCAAGAATAAACTATGATAGTAATGGAGAGAATGGGCATTGGTTGTTAGAGCCTACTTCTACTAATCTTATTACTTATAGTGAGGATTTTAGTCAGTGGACTTTAGGTAATAACTCAACATTAACTTATGAAAGTGATGTGGTTGCGCCTGATGGTAGCTTAGGGGTTTATAGATTACAAAACCTTGCTACATTTAGCACATTTATACAAAGTCCATCATTTAGTAATTCAAATCCATTAACTGTATCATTATATGTAAAATCAACAGGTAGTGGTAATGATAACTTTAATTTTTTTACAGGGGGAACTAATGTTTCAGATTTAAAAACTGCAACTAGTGAATGGCAGAGATTTGATTATACTGCCGATGGTTCGTCTATGTATATTGTAAATGATGGCGATACTTTTATTACTGATATTTATATATGGGGCGCACAAGCAGAAGCCTTGTCCTACAGTACATCGTACATACCAACACTAACAGGTAGTACAGTTACAAGAGCAACAGAGACTGCAAATGGTGCTGGTAGTGCTGACTTAATAAACTCAACAGAGGGTGTGTTATATGCAGAGATAGCTGCTTTAGCAGATGATGGGACTTTTAGAGTTATCTCAATTAATAGTGGAGATAATACTAATATTGTTAAACTTGGTTATCGTACAACATCTAACGCAATATATTATGAGGTTAGAAGTGGTGATGTTTCACAATCATTTCAAATATACACTACAACAGATGTAAAAGAATTTCACAAAGTAGCACTTTTATATAAAGAAAATGATTTTAAATTATTTGTAGATGGTGTTAATGTTTTATCTGACACGAGTGGCATTACTCCTATTGGATTAAATAATTTATCTTTTACCTTATATTCATCTGCTTCTTATTACGGTAAATGCAAAGCACTAGCAGTATTTGATGAAGCTCTAACAGATGCTGAACTAATAGAACTAACAAGCTAAGATATGTCTAAACTAAGAATGACAGAAATATGCTACCCAGAAGTAAAGAGCTACTTTATTGTATGGAATGATAAAAGAGAGATAGTTTCTTGGGGTGCATTAGAAACCTACCAATGTATAGAATCTAAGTGGGATGACGTAGATATGTACACAAGCGAACTAGACTGGGTAAATGTATTAATAGATAACGGTATTAATCCTTTTGACTACTAATGATAGTATCAGCTAAAATAGATGAAAGAGAGCTTAAGTCTTTGATTAAGGACTTAGAGAGCCTTAATATGTCTGATAGCAAGAATAAAACTATCTTGAGACAAGGTATGCGAAAAGCTGCAAAGCCTATACAACAAGAGTTAAAAGACTTAGTACCTAAGAAGAGTGGTCAGCTAAGAAAGTCTCTAGCTGTTATAAACGGTAAGAACAGAAGAGGTAGACCACCAGCAGTATATATTGGACCAAGAGTTAAAGGTGCTTATGCTGATATGAAAAAGACTGGATTCTACTTTTACTTTTTAGAGTATGGATTTAGAGGTATTCCAGGACTTAGAATGTTAGATAGAGCTGCAATGAATAAAGGTAGTCAAGCACAAAATGACGTAATAAACCAAGTAAAAAAGCTCATTGATAAAAGAATGAAGTAATGGAGATAGGTAAAGTAATATATAATATTTTAGGAAACGATGGCAATGTAAGTCCATTAGTAACTACTGATGGCAATAAGCGTATATTCCCATCTAGGTATAACTTTCCTACACAAAGTAAGTTGCCTTATATTACTTATCAAATGGTATCAGATATACCTAACAATACTAAGAACGGTGTAAGTGAATACGACTATGTAACCGTACAGATAAGTATGTATCACAATAACTACGCTGACTTAGTAGCTTTAGCTGGACACGTTAGAACGGCTCTAGACTACGTTAGTGGCACTTATAGTGGTGTAGTAGTAGACAAGATATTCTATGAGTCTCAAGACGAGCTATACGATGATAGTGCTGGTAGTTTAGGCTTTTACGGTATAAGACAAGATTACAGATTTAACATAAATAGATAGATATGTATAAGATTAAATTAAAAAAAGATATTGAGTTTCGTGGTGTAGAATACATCAAAGGCGAGACTTATGAGGTTGGTAGAAAAGAGCGTAATCATTTCGCTAATGAAGACGCTATTGCAAAGCCGACAAAGAAGAAATCTAAGGAAGTCGAAACTTCAAAAGATTTAGATAACTAGTTATAAATTTTAAATAAAACTCAAATGATTTTTAATGGAACGGATTTAATCCTAAAAGTAAGCCCTTCGGATGGAGCGGCTGATGCGAAGCTAATGCACTCGCAAAATGTAAGTTTAAGTATTAACGTAGACCCTATAGACATCTCTAACAAAGATTCTGCTGGTTTCAGAGACATCATTGGAGGTCAAAAGAGCTTTAGCCTTAGTGCTGATGGTCTTATGGACTTTAATCCAACGACTGCTGCTGATACTGAAGTAGATGAATTGACTACACAAATGTTAGCAAGAACTGCTGTAACATTTACATTCACTCTATCTTCTACTGCTGCTGGAGACTATTTCTATAGTGGCTCTGGATTTGTTACAAGTCTAGAAATTTCTGCTGGTACTGAAGATGCACCTACTTACTCTTGTTCAATCGAGGGAACTGGAGCATTAACTGTAACAACCGTATAATCCTTTTGTTGGTTGGGGTATGGGCTTCGGCTCTGCTCCAACTAATAAAACTAATAACCAACAAAATGTACGAAATAGTAATAATAAACGGTAAAGACTACCCAGTTAGATTTGGGATGAATAGTCTAAGAAACTTCACTAAGGCAACTGGTAGAAGTTTACAAGATTTAGACAAGCTAGGAGAGGGAATGAGTTTAGATGATGCTTGTCAATTAATTCTAGCTGGTCTACAAGACGGAGCTAGAGTTAGTGGAAAAGAATGTTCTTTAAATGTTGATGGTGTTGCAGACCTTTTAGATGATGACTTTGATGCTTTAAATAAAGTATTAGAGGTATTCTCTACACAGTTTTCTGCTAAGTTTGAAGATGAGGGAAACGTGAAAGCCACGAAAAAAGTGGCGAAGACAAAGAAATAAACTGGGATAGTCTAGAGGCTGTAGCTTACGGTCTAGGACTTTTACCTAGTCAATTTTGGGAGCTAACCTTTCACGAGTTCTTCTGTATTCAAAAGGGTAGGAATGATAGGTTTGAATTAGAGCAAAGGTTTGAATGGGAAAGAGTACGTTGGTTGGCTTGTTGTAACTTACAGCCACATACTAAGAAAGGTCAATCCTTAACTCCAGAGAAACTTATAAAGTTTGAATGGGAAAAGACTAAGAAAGAAATAGACATCGAACAACAAAGAAAAAGAGCAGAGTATGTTAAGAAGAAATACGAATTGCTAAAAAAGAAAAATGGCTGAGAAAACTTTAAGTATTAAACTATCGTTAAACGATAAGCAGTTTCAGAGTGCATTAAGAAAGACTACAAGAAGACTAAAGAAATTTGGTCAGTCTATGAAAAAGACTGGTCAAACTATGTCTACTTCTTTAACTTTACCTATATTAGGTATAGGTGCTGCTGCTGTTAAGTTAGCTTCTGATTTTGAAGAAACGCAATCAAAGTTCAACACTGTATTTAGAGATATATCTGCTCAAGCTAATAATACAGCTAGAAATTTAGAGAAAGACTTTGGCTTATCGTCAAGAGCTGCTATGCAACTTTTAGGAGATACTGGAGACTTATTAACTGGATTTGGATTTACACAAGAAGAAGCTTTAGATTTATCTAATGAGGTAAATAAATTAGCTGTAGACTTAGCATCTTTTACGAACTTTTCTGGAGGTGCTGAAGGAGCTAGTTTAGCTTTAACTAAAGCACTACTTGGAGAAAGAGAATCTATAAAGCAGTTGGGTATAGCAATAACTGAAGCTGACCTTAAAAGATTTGCAGAGGAGCAAGGATTAGTATTTAAAGAGCTTAATAGAGTTGCTAAAGCTACATTGACTTTTGAATTAGCTGCTAGACAAAGTGCAAACGCTATTGGAGACTATGCTAGAACAAGTGGTAGCTTTGCTAATCAAACTAGAAAACTAAGAGCTGACTTAGAAAATTTAGGAGTAGAAATAGGTCAAAAACTATTGCCTATTGCAGTTAAAATTCTTAACAAGATTAAGGATGTTATAGAAGTATTTACTTCAATGAGTAGTGAAACTAAAGAAATGATATTAGGACTCACTTTATTGACTGGAGCTATAGGACCTTTTCTAATAGTTATAGGCTCTTTACTAACTACATTGATAGCATTAGGTCCTCAATTCTTTTTAGTATCTTCTGCTATAGTTGCTTTAGCTGCTGGTATAGCTTATGTGGTAGATAACTTTGAAGCATTTAAAGAAAGATTTTCTCTTGATTTTATTTGGAACTCTATTGTGATGGGAGTGCAAACTACTTTAAGAGCTTTTGGTAGTTTGATTGATGGTTATAATAAGCTAATTGATAAACTAGGTAAAGGTAAACTAGACTTCTTAAAGTCTTCTAATGAGTTTGACAAATTAGCTGACAACATAGATTCTTTAAAAGTAGAGACTAAAGATTATGAACACGAGTTTAAGTCTTTTGGAGATTCTATGGAGGATACTATAGACAAGATAGTGCCTAAGTTTGGAGAGTTGTTTAGAGCAATGGGTGGAGGAACTGGTGGTGCTGTTAAAGGTTTACCTACTGTAAAAGCTAAAACACCTAAACAAGGTATGATGGCTGGAGCTATGGTAAAAGCTGTAATACCAGATGACTTACTTGAGCAAATGGATAAGCTTGAGAAAAAACAAAAAATGTTAGCAGAAATAAATGAAGAGGTCAATCAATCTTTTCAAACATTTGGAAACACTTTAGAAGGTGTTTTTGCACAAGCTTTACAAAGCTCAGATGGATTTTTCAAGACATTTATTGAAGGTGCTAAAATGGCATTCAATGCACTAATGGCTCAACTTGCTGCAATGTTAGCTATGAAGGCTATACTTTCTGCTTTTGGTTTAGGTAGCTTTGCACAAGCTGGTAGTGGCATAGGAGATATATTAGGTAGTTTATTAGTACCAACTTTTGCTACTGGTGGATTAGTTACTGGACCTACTTTAGGTTTGATAGGCGAAGGACCAGGAACTTCTATGAGTAATCCAGAAGTAGT